CTAGAGATTCGGCGGATGGCGCTGCAAACCAATCCGACACGGGTATTGAAATACGCAACACCGGATGAAATTCAGCAGGACTTCGGCTATTCGGACGTAACGGGGCAGCCAGTAGTGTTTTCCGTTATTGGTACGCAAATTCAGTTGGCGCCGATACCAGACGACGCTTACAACATCGAGCTGAGCTATTGCCAGCGTATACCAGCCTTGAGCGACAGCAACCAAACAAACTGGCTGTTGACACTATATCCGGACGCATACCTGTACGCATCCTTGTGCGAGGCTCAGCCGTACATTGTCAATGATGCGCGTGTTGCAACGTTCGAGCAGCGATATCGGACGGCAGTCGAAAATATCAACGCCATCGACTGGTATACCGGCTCAACAATGCGAGTACGCGCAGGTTAATAAAAGGGGTTGAAATGGCAACATATGCAGAGCGCGCAGCACTGGTAACTGATACAGGTTTTCAGGCAAGGATTCAAATGGCGCTTTGGATCGCGGCTACCGATGTAATGAATGAAGACGCTAGCACTGAAAAGCATGCCAGACGGATGGACTGGGCAAAAAACGCGCTCAAATCGTCCGTTGCCGACAATCTGCGAGAAGTGGCTGTAAGGGTGCTTGCAAATCCGACCGTTGGCGCGGCAGGTGCTGCCGCAGCAGATGCCGACATCCAGTTTGTGGTTAGCGGGCTGGTCAATACGTTTATTGAGCGTGGTCAATCGGCATGACGCCGCTTAAAGGCTTCACTCCGGACGTTGATCCGGCAACGCCTGGGGCTGTCCTCGATTGTGCCAACATGATACCGACCCTGAAGGGCTTGGCCGGCGCGCCATCATTGATGGATTCCGGCTATTTGGCGCTATCAGAGGCAAGCAAGGGTGCGGCACTGTGCGTCAAGCTCGACGGCAGCAACCGGTCGTTCGTCGGCACGTCAACCAAGATATGGGAGGCGGTAGGCGGGGCATGGACTGACCGGACGCGGTCTGTTGGCGGTGCGTATTCCGCATCGTCGGATGACGTTCGCTGGCGATTTGCGCAGTTTGGCGATACGTCGATGGCGATCCAGAAAGCCGACTTCCTGCAGTACAGCGCAAGCGGCGCGTTTGCCAATGTGACTGCCCCGAAGGCTGCGTGCATCGAAACGGTTGCCGGCTTTGTCATGCTGGCTAACTGCAACGACACTGGCGCGGGCCTGTCTACTGCGTATGGCGACCAGCCTAACCGCTGGTGGTGCAGTGGCTATAACGATTACACGAGCTGGAATCCATCCGTCACCACTCAGGCCACCTCAGGTCTGTTGGTTGATTCTCCCGGCGCGATTACCGGGCTGAAGCGGCTTGGCTCGGATGTGGTCGCATACAAAGCCCGCTCAATGTACATGGGCCGTTACGTCGGCGCACCCATCGTGTGGCAGTGGAACCTGATCCCTGGCGAAGTCGGCTGCGCCTCGCAAGAGGCCGTTGTGTCGATTGGCGCGGCACATTTGTTTGTTGGCTATGAAGATTTTTATTTGTTCGACGGAACAAGGCCAGTTCCCATTGGCGCACCGGTCCGGGAGTGGTTCTTCGCCAATCTCAACAAACCGTATCGATACCGGATATCGGCGCTGCATGACCTGCAGAATAGCCGGGTGTGGTGGTTTTTCCCGTCCACATCCAGCAGCACAGGCGCGCCGGATCAGGCCATTGTTTACAACTACAAGACAGAAACATGGGGACGCGCAAGCTACGGCATTGAATCGGCAGTGGACTTCGTGTCGGGCGGAATCACCTATGCAAACGTTGGCAACTACTGGTCAAGTTATGCCGGATTGCCATCGCTGAGCTATGACTCGCCGTTCTGGTCTGCGTCGAATCAGATCATGACGGTTTTCCAGTCTGACCATAAGCCGTGGTATTTGACCGGCACATCGACAGCTAGCAGCCTGACGACCGGAGATGTTGGCGACGACTATCAATACAGCACGCTGCAGCAGGTTCGGTTACGCTATCAGCAGGCGCCAAGCTGGGCGCAGATGACCAACTATTATCGCCACATTTCCGGCGCCTCGTTGACGCAAGACGCAACGACCACAGAGACCGCTGGCCGTTTCGATGTTCTGCGCTCGTCAAGATGGCACCGCCTTGATTTTGACTTTACTGGCGCAGTAGAGGTAATCGGCATGACGCTGGAGGCGATCAACGATGGCACAAATTAAGGTGTCGGATCAGCCCCGTATTACCTTCACGCAGCAGGGTCTGTCTGATCTGTATGGCCTGCTGCGCTCGTTCGGTCAGGCGATAAATCGCCTTGCCGATGGTTATCTATCGTCCGTCGTGTCGGTTTCGTCAAACTATACCTGCGCAATTAACGACGGGATTGTAATGGTGACAACCGGCGGGACTGGGAAAACCATAACGCTGCCAGACGCGAGCAAGGCAAAGGAAAAAGTCATCACTGTCATGAAATGCGACACGGAAGCAGCGACCATTACCGTGCAGGCAGCGTCTGGGAATATTAATGGCGCAGCAAGCGTTAACGTGACCGGAAGTTACGGCGTCAAGCAATTCGCATCAGACGGGAGTGATTACTTTGTCGTCAGCGCGTCTTGATTATGTCCCTCCAGATAGTATTGATAGGGTCTGGCATCTGGTCGGGCCGTGGATTGAACGGGTAAGACGGCGCAATAAAGAGCGCGACTGGACGGAGCAGGACGTAAAAGAGGCGATAGCAGATCACTCAGCGCAACTGTTCTTGGCCGTGATAGACAACTATGCAAAGGGATTTGTGCTGCTGAAAAAGCTGGATCGCGTAATGTGGATTTGGGCGAGTTATTCGGCGAACGGCGGCGCTTTTGTGCCGTTGCTGGATCAGGCTGCGCGTGCCGCTGGATGCGACAGGCTGTCGTTTTCATCTACTCGTGCCGGATGGCGGCGCAACAGAATGGGTTTTACTCCGGTAGCAACGATATATGAAAGGAGCCTGTAATGGGCGGTGGAAGCGGAACGATTGCTACAACCCTGACTGGTAGCAAAGGCAAAGAACAGAGTCGCAACGACGCGCCGGATTGGGCTCGCGGCTACGAGATGGATGCGGCGACACGCGCGAACACCGAAGCGCAGCGCGGCTATGAAAACTACGGCGGGCAGCGTCAGGCGGGGGCAAATAACGACCAGCAGAACGCATATCAGCTGTATCGTAATCAGGTCGCCGGATCGCCTGAAATGGCAACAGGCTCAAATCGTCTGATTGGCATGCTGTCTCAGGGTGGGCCGGCAAACCCATACTATGGCAGGCCTGCGTATCTTGCGAACAGTCAGCAACTTGGCGCAGACAACCTTGCATATGCATCTTCAACGCAAGCCAGTAATCCCTATTTGCTCTCGCAAAGCCCATCGGCAGGGAACGACTATATCGGTAAAACATCAGCGGGTATAAGTGGCGCACCGTCAGTGCTTGGGTATGCGCAGAATAAGATGGACAATCCGTATATAGGGCAGACAACACAGGGCGTGACCAGTGTTCCGCAAGTTGGCACCGGCTCCAACCCGCTACTTGGGCAGAACAACCCTTATCTTAACAGCGCAATTGACCAGACCGCCGGAGACATTACCCGGAATTACAATCTGACTACCGCGCCACAGTTCGACAGCATGGCGCGTGCGTCTGGCTCGTTTGGCAATACCGGCGTTGATCAAATGCGACTGGATAGCCAGCGCAATCTTGCGAGAGAGATTGGCAACGCCAGCAATAACATGCGCATGCAGGACTACAACCTGCAGGCAAATCTTGGCGAACAGGATTTGAACCGGAGAATGCAGGCTAACCAGTTCAATGCCGGCAATGCCATCGATGCCCAGAAGTTCAACAGTCAGGTGCAGTCCAACGATATCGGGCGCAATCTGGCGGCATGGATGCAGCAGGGGCAATACAACGGGAATAATTTGCTCGACGCAGCGAAGTTTGACGCATCGAATTCGCTGGGCGCTCAGCAATTCAACGCAAATCTTGGCAGCGGCGATTTGACGCGCAATTCGAACCTAATGCAGAACATGAGCCAGTTTAATACCGGCAATCGCGTGCAGGATTTGCGCCAATTGCAAAACCTGACCAACGCAAACAGCCAATTCAACGCTGGTAACGCAAACAATATGAGCCAATACAATGCTGGTGTCAGCAACGACGCGGCCAAATTTAACGCGACCAACGCAGATACGATGAGCCGATTCAACGCGGGCGAGAACAATGCCGCGAATCGGTTCAATGCCGGCTTGTTTGACTCGTGGAACAACGGCCAGACAGGGCTGCTGAATAGCGCGCTGAACTACGATACACAGCGCGGCAAAAATGCAGCAGGCCTGCTGGATATTGGCAATCAGCAGCAGCAGCATGAGCAGACATGACTGGACCAGAAATACCAGGACTGGATCGACCAGCAGAACTGGAACAAGAACCAGCTTGATTGGCTGGCGAAATACCTGACAGGCATCACGAACGGACAGGGAGAGAGCCGTGGCTCGAACAGCAACTTTGGCTGGCAGCAATTCTTCCAGGTCAAAGGGCAGGGCGGCACAGCAGGATTGGGGGGCGGCGGTGGCGGCGGTAGTTAATCCATTAACATCAGGAGTTAAATATGGGGCTTCTTGATTTCTCGTCGCCGGATCGCCTGAAATGG